TGTGCATTTGCCAAGGTTATAATAATGAAAAGGTTGTGCAAATGCCAAAGTTCGGAGGTGAAGAAATGTTTGTAAGACCTAAAATTAAGGAAATTAAGCGCCGGAGAGAGAATATGGGATGGTCACAGCATCGGTTATCAATGCAAGCTGGACTAAGTGGTTGCGCGGTATCTCGAATTGAAAGCGGCAAAACAGTTCACATTCATATTCTCCGAGCGAGAGAAATTGCAAAAGCTCTTCATTGTGAAGTTGAGGATATTTTTACCGAAACGAAAGGAGCCTAAACATGAACGAGATGCAGGTGTTCCAGAACAGCGAGTTTGGATCGTTGGGAGTGCCGGAGATTAACGGCAAGCCTCACTTCCCGGCCACAGCGTGCGCCAAAATCCTCGGCTACGCCAAACCGCATAACGCAATCGCCCAGCATTGTAGGTACTCCTTAAAACAGGGAGTACCCCATCCGCAGAATCCCGGCAAGAATGTTGAAATGAACTTCATCTCGGAGGGCGATCTTTACCGTCTCATTGTCCACAGCAAGTTGCCTGCCGCCGAGCGGTTCGAGCGGTGGGTGTTCGATGAAGTCCTCCCCAGCATCCGGCAGACGGGCGGGTACGGCAACATGGCCGAAGCATTAAAGCAGGTCACGGATACCTTTACGGCAGCGATGAGTAGCGTCCTTGACCGGCTCGACCGGCTGGAAGCACAGAGCCGGGAAACCTCCATCGAGGATGAGCCGCTTATTCGGCGCAGGCCGACCAGCGTGATCAGCCGCCTGGATGTGAACACCAGACAGGATGTGGAGTCCATGATCTGTTCTGGCCAGTTCACCTACTCCGAAATCGCCAAGCACCTGGCTGATTGCGGCATCCGCATTTCCACCACCTCGGTCTGGCGCTATGCACAATCTCTTCACTTTTAGCCGAAACGCCCCACGGGGCGTCTGCGGGGGATGACCTCCCCACACTGATGATGGCAGGTCAAGAAGGCGGTGAAACGATGGAAGCCATGCTGAAAGCAACGGAGGTGGCCCAGTTGATGGGCTGCTCCAAGGAATATGTGACCCGGATGGCCAGAGAGGGCCGACTTGAACACGAAAAGACACTCAACGAGCGAAATCGGCCTATGCTCCTTTTCCCGGTCAGCGGTCTGGAGCCTCAGTTACAGCAGAAATACTACGCGCAACTGAAGACCAATCTGCCAGAGGTCAGGCTCCCGGACGGGGCCGGGCCGAAGCACAAGACGCCAAAGGCATTTGACCAGTATACCGCCGATGAGCGAGAGGAAATCGCCTGGTGGCTGAAAACGGTGGATGAGTGGCAGACCTACCGGGCCAAGTACCCCGGGAAAAAGGCGGAGGCCGATGAAAAGTTCATCGCCTTATGCGCCAAGATCGACCCGGAGCATGAGTTTTCCATCGACATCCTATACCGCAAGTGGAAGGCTGTCAAGGATAACGATCTGGACGGCCTAATCGACAAGCGTGGAAAGTGGCGGAAGGGCAAGAGCAGCATCGATGAGACGCTGTGGCAGGCATTCCTTTCGTTTTACCTGGACGAAAACCAGCACCCCATCATGCGGTGCTATTTGGACAACATTGCTTTTCAGGATAACACGCCTCTTAGCTACTACAAAATCGGCGAGCGAATTTTCAGCGCACCCGGTGTTCAGGACATTGATACCTACACCATCAACGGAGAAAAGCTCTCTATTTCAGCGGAAGTTGGAGAGTTTTTTCAGCTTCAGGAGGTAATTATCAATGAAACTTTGTGACATTCAAATGCTTCCTGGCCGTATCATTGATATGGAAAACATGGCGGATACCCTTAACGCTGAAGATTTTCTTCTGGAGCAACTTCGCGGGCAGATTGAAGACTTAGAACGGCAGGTCAATATTACCGAATCAACCACGCTCCTCTCTCGGCATGAAAAGATACTGGGATTGCCAAGCGACTCAGAGGCAACTCTCTTAGACCGAAGATCGCGAGTTGTTGCCAAGTTGCTTGGACAAGGAACCGTGACTCCGAAACTGGTGCAATATGTTTCTGCCAGCTTTACCAATGGAGCAGTCGATGTGACGGAGTATCCAGAACAGTATAAGCTGGAGATCAAGTTTGTTGGAACAGTGGGTATTCCACCCAATATGGACGATCTGACGCAGACGCTGCGGGATATTCTGCCCGCCCATTTGGAATGGACGTATGTGTATATCTTCAACACGTGGTCAGCTGCAGGAGCGCTGACATGGGGACAGGCCTCAACGCGGACCTGGCAAGAAATGAGGGAGCGCGAGATAGATGGATAATACAAAAAAGCTAAACCTGAAACTGCCTGCAAGTACCGACTACGTTGACGTTGAAGTGCTGAATGAAAATTTCAGGAAGATCGATGCCGCGGCTTCTTCTTTGGAAGTTATCCTCCGCATTGAAGCTGACGAGACCACCGTGGTTGCTGTTTCCCACAGCAGTGGTACATATTCCGGCATCTCTACGCAGCACACAGAGGATGGGACAAGCGTCACCAGAACTTACGCAGAATTCAAGCTGCCATGCGGCGGTGATGCCACGTTTATGTATACTGTTGATGGCAAAAACTTCTGCGATTCTGCATGCCTCATGAATGGCGCAGTAGAGTGGATCATGTGCGGCCATACAACAATACACCACAGCATTCTTGCGAAGGTGCCTGACAACCATTTCAAAAGCAACGCCAGCGTCCAGGTTGCAGATGATGACGGGGTTATCCAGACTATTCGTAAAGTTGATTTCAACACGCTGCAGTCTGGGTATACAGCGGATCTCGATCATCAAAACGAGCTGTGGCACGCCGTTCGCTGTGGCTTGATTACATCGGCACAGTACAAGACCATTACGGGAGATGCGTACCCAAGCACGCCTCCTACACGGGTTGATTGATACAGGAGGCTCCGATTATGAAAGACAATTTAGCCGCAGCGAATGCGATTCGACAGCATAATTTTACGAAGAAAGTTTTGTATTTTCCTGTGTCCTGGCAGAAATCGGCTGCACCGGAAGAAGTCAATGGAGTCCCCATGAGCGACATTCCCGAGGCATACCGTGACCTTGCCGAGGATCTCGGAATGGACGCTTTCCTTAAGCTTGCGCGCTTGTGCAGTGGGCAGTACCTGTATATCCCCAAGTGGGAATCCATAAGGCGCAATGCCCGGGATCGGGAAATCCGGGCTCTCTTCAACGGCGGTAACTACAAAGCCTTGGCCCTCCAGTTTGATCTTAGTGAGCGGCAGATTTACAAAATCATCAGCGGCACCCGCACTTGAATTGCACGAAAGCAAGTCGGATAGCATAAGAAAGGGAAACCGAAATGGATCTTTATCTCTATAAGATCGGAACAACTACCCCGGTCCTGACAATTAAAAATGTAACATCCTATACAGATAACTCTGTTGAGGGAGAAGGATCACCAGATCTGGACGGAGAGCCTTCTGGCCATTGTACTTATTCTCCGCTGGCGGAAGGTTACGAGCTGTCTTCCAAGCCGGATTGCTCCGAGACCTTGCGGGCGGCATACCGGGAAGCGCATCCATCTCCGGAAGTCTGGCGTGAAGAAATGGAAGCCATGATGGCAATTGCACTCTACGGAGGAGGTGACGAGGCGTGACGATGCAACTGAAATTGCTGGTCCGTGTTGTAAAACGCAGGGTCGGCAGTGGAGAAGACCTAGAGGAAGTCTTGAAGGACTATCCCAAATTGAAGCCGGCGGAAGCTGACGAGGTCAGAGCGGCGGTTGGAAAGGAAAAAAATCATGTTTAATGATTCTGCGCTGCACATCAAAAACACGGTGTTGGCGGTGCTGGCTGCGACCGGCTCTGCCATCGCCTAGGCACTCGGAGGTTGGGATGTGGCTCTCAAAGTCTTGATCTGCTTTATGGCGTTGGACTACGCCACGGGCTGGCTGGTGGCAGCGATCTGGCACAAGTCGGCTTTACAAAATCATCAGCGGCACCCGCCCTTGAATTGCACGAAAACAAGTCGGAACTGCAATTCTTGCACTGACGCGGACAAGCTCTGTGCGTCGGGGACCTAAAAACCAATTGAACCCGGTTGAATTTCAACCGAAAAATTTGAAAGGAGAAACACTATGGAGAAGAAGTTTGCTGAAATCATCAACGAGGGCAAGAAACTGGGTGCACCTGTGGAGGCTATCAACGCCGAACTGAAGGCTGCGGGAGCCAACTTCCACCTGAACCCGGACGGCGGCGTGGCCGGTTGGACGGAACAGGAGATGGCAGAGGGTTTCATTTCCCCCGAGAAAGAGCCGGAGGACGTGAAGCACATGTACGACTACTTCAGTTATAACCCGGCCAATGCAGGCCAGACCATCCGGGTCACCGCATCGGAAGGAACCTATGACGTGTCCTGGGACGAGGACGGCCATCCGGTGAAAGCCGTGCGGGTGAACCACTGAAGCACTGCGCAGGGAGGGTCAAAACTATGAACGCAATGCACATCAAAAACACGGTGTTGGCGGTGCTGGCTGCGACCGGCTCTGCCATCGCCCAGGCACTCGGAGGTTGGGATGTGGCTCTCAAAGTCTTGATCTGCTTTATGGCGTTGGACTACGCCACGGGCTGGCTGGTGGCAGCGATCTGGCACAAGTCGGCAAAGAGCAAGACCGGAGCGCTGGACTCCAAGGCCGGCTACAAGGGACTGGTGAAAAAGGGCGTCATGCTGGCGCTGGTGTGGATGGCGGCACTGCTGGACCAGGCCACCGGAAGCGATTTTGCCCGGGATGCTGTTTGTATGTTTTTCATCGCAAACGAGGGGCTTTCCGTATTGGAGAACACGGCGGTGATGGGCGTTCCGTACCCGGCCTTTGTGAAAAATATGCTGGACGCGCTGCACCAGACCGGCGATCAGGGCAAGGGCACGGAGGCCCGCACATGAGCACGAGAGCGGGCACTGTCCCGCTCTCCGACCTCCAATTCATCAAGATCTATTTCAATCGGAAGCGTCTCCGCTCCACACCGGCCAACCTGCGGAAAATGCTGGCGGAGGCGGGCGGGGACGCCATCTGCAACGGCTCCATTTTCCTGCGAAATCAGCAGCCTGCCTGTCACCTGAAAGCAGACGGGAAGGTCTGCAAGGCCCCGGACTACCGGGCGTGGGCCATCAGTTGGAGCGCTCCGGGGGATTTCGGCGTGAAGGCCGTGCCCAACGGGGACGCGAATTATATGGAGTGCGTCCACCTCATCATCGGCGGGAAGAAGATCAACCCCGTCACCTGCGGAGCGGACATGAAGTACCGCGCTCCACGGACGGCCATCGGCACCAAGAACGGACGGTTCGCCTACTATGTGAGCAAGGACCGGCGGACACCGGAACAGCTTCGTGACCTGCTGGCAGCGTCCGGCTGGGACAACGCCATTATGATGGACGGCGGCGGGAGCACCTGTTTCATGGATTC